TTTAAAAAACACTCACCTATGTAATTCGTTACTTGGGGTTTTTCTTCTCCAGCTTCCTCTGCATCTTTACATAGTTCTTTCCACGCAATCATAGCTGCATGAAACTCTTTATTGTCTATGTAATGTACGCCTTTTTTCTTTGTTGTAGTCATGATGTTATAATACTAAATTGAACATGTTTTGTCAATGTTTATTTGTATTTTATTTAATTAAATTTATTTGTAAAATTAACTTGACAATTGTTGTTTTATCCTTTATAATCGGTATGTTCCCGCCAAGATAATACTATAGTACTAAAGGGATGTTAATGTTTAGTATTTGAAATAGGTAAATCATTTAATTCTTCTTCTGACATTTCCTCTTGTACCATTTCTTTTTCTTTATTATCGCTATTTAATACTGAAACATATTCATTATACATTTGTCTTACTTCCTCTGAATTATCTAATTCATCTTCTTCTTCGTATATATCTTCTTTCTTGGGTTGCATAATAGGTCCATTTGTTTCGGCATCAGCTGCACTATAAGAATCTAACATAAATTGATAGTAATTATTTAAAGCATATGATGCTTGTGTGATTGTTATGATTGTTGATTTCTCAATATCAAACTCATCTGATTCTGTAAAAGGTTGTAACCAACGAGATAAAGATAGTGCCTCAACAACACCTTTCTTAGTGATTCTATTTTTTAATTCCATTTTTAATGGATGTAATACATGTAGTTTAGTAGAAGCTTCATCTGTTCGTGTGGGTATACAAGTACAAACGATACTCTCACCATTTGCCAATTTTATTACTCTAGTAGTGTTATCTGTCATATCCTTATCCTATCTATTTCGTAATCAAATTCTTCTTCGTTGTATATATTTATTCGTTCTAGAAAGTGATTCAAAGTAAAATTCTTTTTATCTTTATATGTAAAATCATCAGCAATATCTAAAAGCGTTGTTTGTATATTCCCTTTATCTGATTTTCGCAACCCACGGCCGATACTTTGGAGCACTCGTATTCTACTCTTAGATGGAGATGCGAACACGATATTATGCAAGTTCCTAATATTAATACCAGTACTAAATGTACCATACGACGCGACAATGATTGCATTTGTTTCTTTCTCCGTTATTGCTCTAATTTTTTCTCTTGTTTCTGTGTCTGTTCCACCATGTATAAAGAACACTTTTCTATCAAAGTCTTTCATTAGATTGTACAACACTAGCCCGTGTTTTTCGACTAGCTGATATAAACAGAGTGTATTACCACTCAATTTATCACAAAGTCTTGAAATAAAGTCATTACGTGTCTTGTGAGCCACTATGTACTGCAACTCATCACTATACTTTAAATCTTTTACTTCTTTACATTCATTTTCTTTATGTTTTAATACTAGACACTTAATTTTAAGATTAGCTAAAGTATCTTTATCCATTAACTCTTTTGTGGTTGTTACTTTTTCAACCTTTCCAAATAATCCCTCTAAAACTAATCTATGTGTCTGTGTACCATCTAAAGTACCTGTCATACCAAAACGATATTTACAGTTAATTAGTTTAGTCATGATTGTAGTCAATGACTTAGATTTAAATAGATGTGCTTCATCTCCTACGACACATCCAAAATCTTCAAAATATTTCTTATCTAATTTATAGATAGACTGCCATGTTGAAATAATTATAGGTTTGTCTGTTACCTTTTCATGACCTTGATATATTCTATGTAAGTATTTATCATTCCAACCATAGTCAATAAAATCAGAATACATCTGTTCTACTAATGATGTAGTCGGCACAAGTATTAATATCTTTTTATCTTTCAGTAAATAGTGATAAAATCTTATAAGTGCATATATAATTAATGACTTTCCACTAGCAGTCGGTGATACTAACATACCTCTGTGATTACTTAATGCACATCTTATGGCATCAATCTGATAATCTCTTACTTCTAATTCTTTTCCTTTTGATTTTGGTTTAAGAGATTTAACAAAGTCTTTTACTTTTTCTATATCTAAATTATCTGTATCATCTACATCATCAGCAATAATATATTCTATTTCGTTTCTATCACAAAACTCTTTGATGTAAGATAATAAACCTACATATATTTTACCAGTCTTATCAGAAAATAATCTTATCTTACCATCCCACATTTTATTTCTATATGCAGGCATAAATTTATGGCCAGGCACTTCAAAGGTAAAATACTGTACTAGTTCATAACAGATACCAGAGTTATCACATTCTACTTTTAAATAAACTTCGTTAAGTTTAGATATGTGAATTTTGTAATGTGTTTGGTTGTCCATAGTCACCTCTTAGTAATATATTCCATGATATACTAATTCTAGTTTTATCAGTTTTTGTTACCCAATGTTGTAACCAACTAGGAAAAATTAAGCCTGTTCCTTTCTCTGCATCAAATCCTATCATACCAGAGTTATCAAAGTTAGTGTATTTTAAATTAGGATGTAAAACACTTGCCTGTGGTCTTGGGTCAAAAAATTGTATTTGTGAACCACCCTCTAGATAATATACACCAGAAAAAATATTATTAGAATGTGTATGTGGTGGATGTATGTCACCTTTGTTTAATTTGTTTGCCCACATACCTGTAAATTCTAATCTATCATATAGATATGAATATTTTTCACATATATGTTCTGTAATATTATAAATCTTTTTTGTGAATTTTGGTATATGCCTAGATAAGTCATCTGTAGTTTGAGTAATAAGATTATTATCATCATACTTTTCCATGTCATTGAGTTCATCAATAACTAAATCATGTTCTTGTTTATCCATATCAAATTCAAATTCATTTATGATAGTGGGAAATACTTTGTGTTGAGTTACATCAACCATGATACAATACTCCAGCGTGTGCCTGATTTAACTTCTTTAACTTCGTGTGGAAACATAAAGTTTGATGGAAAAATAATAGCATCACCTTTTTTAATTTGTAATCGTAATTCTGATACAATAAATTCACCACCTTCAAAATCATCATTTAAAAATAATAAAACTGTTGCCTGTGGATATCCATATTGTTGACCATGACTATGATGTATATTATCACAATGTAAACTCATGTATCCACCTTTCTCATATTTGTTTACTCTAAAGTCTGTTGTCTTTTGTGCTACAAAATTTCTTTTAGCTTTCTTAACTTCCTCTGAGTATCTTTCTGCGACATCAGAAACAGCATAATTTAACGCTTCATAAAAAACATGGTCTTTACGAATCCATATCTCATCCATTTTAACTCTTTTATTTTTTTTCCAATCAGGTGACTGGCCTTCATGAGTAGAGTAAGTAGATTCATTATAATCAAAGTCTTCTTCAATTATAGCATTACATAATTCTTGACTAACTATATTTTTATAATGTCCAATAAACTTATAGTAGTTTAACATTTTTAAGTTATCCTGTTTGTTTTGAATACTATACATGTTCTTAATTGAAAACATAATCTACTAATTGGTTGTGCTTGATGTGGTAAGTTAGCATCAAACATAATTATTCTGTTTCCTTTATTTACAAAATGTTTTTCTATTTCTGTTACATCATCATTGTAGATAGCAGTTCCACCACCCCAATCTATTTTCCAATCTAATCTAGGATAATAAATTAAAGTAACATCACCATCATCTCTGTGTATGTGTGGTTCTATTCCATAAGTGTGAGCATTTAAATATGCTCTTTCTAACTCTAATGTGGAATCTATATTTTTTATATTGTTCCAAATAGGTTCTATAAAATCATATCCATTTAGATTACATTCATCTATATTGTGTCCACAAAATATATGCCAGTGTTTTTGAGTTCCATTTGGTTTACTATCATAATCATATTGCCACTTTACTTCTTTCATTTGAAAGTCTATGAGTTGTGCAATATGTAACTCTAAAAAATCATCATAACAATTATACATATTACATTAATCCAGCTTCAAAGTTTTTCCATTGTATAGCATTCTTGATATCCCAACCTCTAGCACTTATAGATTTAAGTACACCATCAACATACTTGATAACTGTTTCTAAGTATACTATTTTATTTTCTATTTTGATTATATCTTCATCTGATTCAATGTAGATAGATAGGTCTGATTTAAGTACTTTTAAATCAAAAGGTTTTGTTTCATAAATTTTTACATCTGCTTTACCGCCATAGTATTCCCACTTATCACGATAAAGTATTTTGTAATCACCTTTTGCTTTATACATCAATAACTCAAAGTTACTTTTTATTTCTAAGTACTTTGCATATAGTTCTTGGTTTTTTAAAGATTCGGTATCAAGTCTTTCATCATTTACTTTCAAGTCCATTGCGACTTGAACTTTTAATTCATCTAAGGTCATATTCACTCCTTATCATTATATTATATAATTATTTATAATGTATGTATTTCGTATATTTTATATTTAAAAGTTACTGAAGCTGTTAGATATTCAACATCAGTTTGATTTTGAGAATAAGTTAAACTAGTTAAACTTGTAGGAAAAACATCTGCAAAACGACATTCTACTACAGGATTATTTTTGTTTGTTAGTATAGTCATTGTTGCATCACTAAACATTGCAAGTTCTGGTGTTGATGCTCTTACATCACCTATATCTTTACTTTCACCTCTTGTACTTGTTTTGACATTTGAGGTTGTGCTTCTAAATGCACTAAACTGACTTCTATCTTTTGGAAATGCAATACCTGTTAACCAGTTATGTATTTCAATATAGTTTTCTAAATTTTCATCTACTATAAAAGATATTGCTAAGTCTTCGTATGTTAGTTTATCACCTAACAATGGTATATCTTTAAGAGGCGTATTCATTACACCATCACCTATTGAGATGCCAGGTATGTTTGCCTCAGTAGTAAAGTATTGTACTTTAGGTAATTGATTAATTAGAAAACGAAACTGTGTAGGACTTGAATAGTCTAGTGTAGTTGGTTGTCTATTTAGTGGTGATGTTTCTGTTGTCATACTATTATTTATAAGACTTAAAAAGAAAAGGGGTGTTCATCACACCCCAATTCTATAAGTATTTAGAGTTAATTACTTCTTAGCTGAACGCATACCTAAGTCTACATTACCAGCGTCTTGTAATACATCTCCAACAAAAGGTGTGCCTTCGTAACCAACTTCTTTGTTGATTCTTCTAGCAATTGCTTGTTCTTCTTCTGTTGCAAAATGTGTATCCCAAGCAGCTAATCTTTTACGCATGTACCAATGCCATATAGGTGGTACTAGTGCGATAAAGAATACTACAAAGTATCCCCAACCTGTATTTGGGCAACCAACATTTTCCAATTCCCAGAAATGAGTTTCACCTCTGTCATGGTGGTCTGCTTGTCTTCCAATTTCAATAAAGAACCAAGAAGTAAAAGCTGTTGAATTATCCCAATTATGTCTGTAATCAATTGGTTGGTCTTTTACACGAATTAATCCATAGTGTTCTAGATAGTTAAGTGCTTCTAGTTCGAAATTTGAGATTCCCCAAATTGTTGCTAGAACAGCCATTCCTACCCATCCACCAGCTGCAAAGAATAATGCAACTGTTGGCACTGCCATTAGATATCCTCTTATCCAACGATTTTGCCAAGAGATAAATGATACACCCATACGAGCCAATCTTTCTTTTTCCATATTAAAAAGGAATTTAGATTGTCCTAGATATGAAAGTGGATAGTGACCATAGATTGTTCTACCACGAGGTGCAGTAGCAGGGTCATCTTCACTTGCAAGTTCTAGATGATGGTTGTATACATGAGCGTAACAGAAATGTGCTGAACCAGATAACGCCATCATAGTTCTTGATATTACGAATCCAAATCCTTTAGTATGAGATAACTCATGACCATAGATGATTCCGATTCCAATAAAGATACCAGATGATAGTGTTGCACCGATTAAGTTAAGACCTGTTATGCCTTCGTGCATGACTAATAGGCCAGGTATGATTTCCATGATTACTGCGCCTTCAGCTCCACCTAGTGACATGTATGTAGATACTCTCCACGCCATGACTAGTTGAAACAGTACAAAGATTGGTAACATGAAGTACATAGTTAAGTTTTGGAAACTTGCCCAACCTAAACTATCGCCGTTTTCATCATATCCTACGCCTGATGTTTCGAATTTAGTAGCAATATCGACAAGTAAACCTACGAATAGTAAAACTACTCCTAGCCATGCCATTATGCCACCAATTAAGACACCTGCTCCAGCAACTATGATTAACACAGGTGCTAACAGATATCTAATATTTAATAGTAAATTTCCCATTTCGATTTTCTCCTACGAAATAGTTATGACATTCACAGTCCAGTGAATGACTTAATCCATATATTAGAATATGAATAGCATAAGAAACATTTTCAATTTGGAATGAAAATGAGGGATGCTAAAGTTCCAACATATATCTGATTATATTTATAAGGAAAATAAACCTAGTAAATAACTTTTGTCCATTATTTGTCTAGATTAGTATTTGTTAATATACTTATAATTCCTTATAGAATATAACTTCATGATGATACACTAACACATCCAAACATCTTTTGTCAAGGATTTGTCCATTTATTTTAGGCAATAAAAAGGGGCGTCGAAACGCCCCAATTCATTTGTTGATTGTAATAATCGCAAACCTTACATGAGATTTGTTACCTTGACTCTCCTGTAGTACTTGTTAGTATTTGCAGTAATACCTGTAGATTCTGCTGTACCAGCAGCAATCACTCCAGTGTGGAATGGGTTAGCAGCAATACCGTAACGAGTTTTAAATCCAATCTTAGGTTGGAAAGTGTTCTCACCAACCGCACGAACCATTTGTAGTGGAACATATGGGCAGTAGAAGACACCAGCGTCATAAGGTGAAGTACCTTTATAACCTACAACATAGTATTGTGAAGCAGCGACATTCGCAGCATATGGGTCAACATATACTTTGAATCTACCGTTCATAACACCAGCGAATGTAGCAGATGTGTCATCAACATTTAAGTTGTTGTTTAGAGCAGGTGTATAATCTAATACTCCAGCCATTTGAAGAGCAGAAGCAACATCTGCAGAACAGATAATTATGTTAGCTTTTCCTCTACGAGTTTGTTGTCCAACAGCATTCGCATCTCTTTCAAGAGCAAACATTAGACCTTTGAACTTCTCAACAGACCAACGACCATTTGAGTCTGTGTCTAAATCAAAGATACCAGCAGTAGTTGTGTTAACCTGAGCACCTGCAACAGCAGTAACATAAAGTGAACGAACAACTTCACGGTTGATTTCAGCAAGAATTTCAGCAGACAAGATATTTGCCAATTCTGTTTCTGCGTCAAAACCATGAATTGCTTTAAGGTCTTGTGCAAGTTCCATTGTGTACTC